TTAAGAAATTTTACCATTTTATAAAAAGTTTTTAATGGGTTAATAAAGTACAAATATAACAAAAAAAAAGCCACCCTTTTAAGGTAGCTAATTTTCAGTTAGTTGTTGTTTTACTTTATTTTATTTTTAAGAAGTTTATAAACCTCTAAACCATCATCACTTTTCATAAATGATGCAACTATAAAGTTAACATCTTCTCCGAAAGGAATGGTAAGCATTTTCTTTTTATTATTTGGAAGATTATAGTAAACATCTTTACCATTATTTCTTGTAGATAAAAGTGCTAAGTTAAAAAACTGATACACATCATCCATAAGTTCTAACATTGGATCATTAACGGTATCTAAGAAATCATCTGGATTGTTTTTAGCATAAACTAATATATCTCTTTTCAACTCTGCTGTTGTCATGTTTTCTACAGCATTACCCATCAACACCCTACATACTTGAGTTAATTTGTAAATATCTTTAGTAATTTTTTTAGCTTCTATTTGAGCTTCTAACTCATATTCAACTTGTTCTAATTCAGAATTAGCATCACGCTCTCTGTTTATTTCCTCAAACACATATCCATTACTTGGATGTAGTGCTAAAAATTGTTGTAAATTTTGGTTTTCTTTATTTACCGTTAACATTCCATCTTCAAAAACAATAGGTTCTAAAATAGCATTACCATCTTGTTCATTTTCAAAAGGTGACTTTTGATTACGAGCATAACGTAATGGTTGATTAACTCCTGTTTCTTCGTCAAAATGTAATAAAGGTGACCTCTGTGAATGTCGTGAAGATAACATGTAAGATAAAGGGGCCATGTCTCCTTTTAATCGGTAAGATTTTGCTTTGTATTCTACTTTTTTTGTTGCCATTATAATATGATTTAATTTGATTTATAAAAAATAATTACCCTCGTCATTATAACGAGGGTAAGTATTACTACTATTTACTATGCATCTTGAAATAAGAAGAAGTTGTTTGCACCTAAAGTACATACAGCTCTTTCACTCAAGAAATTTACTTCCATTGCATCCAAGTCACTTGTTCTTGCACCACCAGCTGAACCAGTAATCCAAGACTTGTAACGTCTGTCTTCAGTTTCTGAAGCTCTGTAACGAACATGTAGGAATGGTCTCTTAGCGTTCTTACCTAAGATTTGATCATATACAGTTGTAGAACCAGCTGGAACTAAAAGTCCACTAACTTTACCTGCATTAAGACCACCTCTCATAGTAGGATCGTTTAAGTATTTCCAGTCAGACTTGTAGAAGTCATAACCTCTACGGAATCCTGTGAAACCTAAGTTTAAAGCCATATCCTTATCATTGTCAAATAAACCATATGAAGTACCACCTGCTCCGTAAGAGTTTTGTGCTGCTAACATATCGTCAATGTCAAATGAAAATTGTCTGTCTACAAAAATAACATTTTCTTCAATAGATCCTTGCTTGTCAAGTCTTTGAATAATGTTATCAAATTGAGCTAAAGTTGTTGGGTTTCCACCACCGAATACATTACCTCTATTTCCTACTACATAGAAAATCCCTTCAGATCCAGACTCATTAATTACAGAAGCTCCTGCTGCTGTACCTTGTAAGTAATCTCCTGCTCCAGAACCTGCTGCTGCTGGTACTGCTTCAATCATTGCTGTTTCTAAGTAATCTTCAAAACGCAATCTTGTATCATGTTCAGATTTCAAATACCATAAGTATCCAGTTGCACCATTTTCAGAAGTAACTTCTACCCATCCAATTTGAGCCATGTCAGAACCAGAAACAGAATATTTGTCTTTGATAATGATTGGTTTATTTTGGAAAAAATAGTCATCAGATTCTAAAGATCCAACCATTCCATTTACACCTTTTGCAAATTCCGAACCGTATACAAAAATATCACATGAAGTTGCTGCTGCCATTGCTTGACCGCCACCTTCATAGTATGCAATTGTTACTACGTTTGGATTTGCAGCTGTTGGAGCTACAGAAATAATACCTTTGTTCTGTAAAGTAGAACCAGCTGTATTATCAGATACCATTACAGTTTGACCAGCTCTAAGAGCAGCCTGACTTGATGTACCACCTAAAGCTGGGTTGAAGTTTGTAATGTTGTTTGGAATTGTCCAAACAGCAGCGTCAACTCCAGCAGCTGCTGCTGATGTACATGCTTGATATTTAGTGTGTAATCTTCCTTGTTCTGCCCATTTGATAAGGTCAGACGTTGAAGGCATTTCAGCACCAACCATTCTTAAAAATGATGCTACTGTTCTATTTCCATAACGCTCAAATTCCTTTTCGTAAGTATCTGGAAGATACTGATTCAAGAAATCAAAGTTAGTTATGTAGTTTGTTGATAAAGGAGTTTGCTGCGCACTTGGCTGCAAGTCAAATCCTGGGGCTACATTTACTGCCATAATTTGTTTTTTGTTAAATTAATTATTTTTTCTACTTCTAATTTTGAGTCCTCTTCCACTATCGCTACTTGAACTCATAGGTCTAATCGTAATTCCATTTTTAGAAACCGATTGAGATTGTTGTCTAACATCCATATTAATGTTTTTTGATTTTCTCGAAACATTATCTACAGTTGCAGCAACCCCTTGTTCGTAAAAGTGTTTGGCAAACTTATCAGGATTCATCGCTACCGATAAAGCTCTATGATAACCTACAGGATCTGTAATTAAACCATCATTGTCCATAAATTTGTTAACGAAATTGTTAACGTCAGATTGAACATTTTTAAGTTCTTGTGCATCACCTGGTTTAAAAGAAATGTTTTTTTCACCAATTGAAAATTCAAAACCTTTGAACTCATTGTTAAAAACCGACTCGGTTTTATCTAAGAAATAATCATACTTTTTTTTGTTCCCCTCTGTAACAGTCTTTGATTCCTCTACATACTTTTTATAAGCATCAATGTCTTCTTTTTGATCTTCTGATAACCCACCCCCACTTGACTCAAGAGGAATTTTATATTTATCTTTCTCATCATTAAGAAACTTTTTTGCCTTAGAAAGTTCTCTTTTTTTAGCTAATTTTATTTTTCTAATATCTTTTTCATCATCTAAGTCTTCGTCATATGAAAACTTATCTTCTATAATGTCTTCGATATCATCTGAGTCTAAACCTTCTTCAGTTGACTCATAATAATTAGCAAGTACAGCATTATCGTCCATATCATCAATGTCTTTTTGTAAATTATAAAAGTCATTAATTCCACGACCAGTTTCCTGCTTGTACTTTAAATACGCAGATACATCTTCTGGTAAATCAGGATTTGCCTCTTTTTCCGCAAATAATTCATCAACAGAATTGATATCTTTATTGTATCTTTTCTTTATATATGAAAGAACATCATCATCATTTAATTCTGGTATAGATGTTTTTTCACTCTTAGTTTCATCAACCGATGTTTCTTCGGTAGTTGAATTTTGTTTATTACTTAAATCTACTTTATCAATAGATTTATCTTCAATTACTTTTTCTTCAAATTGTTCTTGATGTTCTTTTAACAACGTCTCTTCAACTTGCGCTCTTGATTTTTCTTCGACATTCCCATCGACTGCTTTTACTTTAAATTCCATTTGATTCTATTTTTAACAAAGTTAATACTAATTTAATTATAATTTTAGACTATTTATCTTGGGTTAAATTCTGCTAAATCAAACCCATCTAAACTATCTTCATTAGACTCAAAATTTATAGCTGGCAAATCTCTTTTTTTCTGTTCAATCATTTTAGAGGTTTGCGTTGACTGCTGACTAATTCTATCATTCTTTGCATTTTCTCTTTCATCTTCTCTTGTCTGTAAATTCTGAGAATCAATACCTTTTAATTGCATCTGCATTTCAAATTCTACCTGCATTAACTGTTGTTTTAATTCAGCTTCTCTTTGTAATTTTTGAATATCAAAAGCAATCTCTGCTTCTTTAACAGCAATCTTAGATTGAGTTTCAGCTTGATTTGTTTGCATAGCCATTTGTGCAGCAGCTTGTTGCGCTTGCATTTGCATTTGAGCTTGCATTTGTTGTTGTTGTGATTGCATTTGTTGCTCCATTGCTTGTTTAGCTTTACGCTTAACTTTAAGCAACTGATTTGCCATTTTCAAATTAGATAGTTCTCTAATATCAATAGCATCTTCAAGATTAATATCTGATTTTGATAAAGCCATCTGAATGTTTTGTTCTAACATAGCCTTTTGTTCTTCATCTGGCATAAGCTCTATAAAGACTCCAAAATCATACAGATATAAATTTTTAATATCTTCAATTATACTTAAATTATATTTACCAATTTGCATTGCAAACTCATCTTTAAAATCTGCAAATTCTAAAACATCTGCGGTTCTAATAGATAAACATTCTGCTAAAGTTCTTGTAATATATAAACTTGCGTTTAAAATATGTCTTGTAGCTACATTAGAGTTTAATGCTGCTAATTTCTGGACACCAACTAATGAATTTGGATCAGGACTTGATCCATCACGAGCTTCATTTAAACCTGTTACAGACCTTATCATATCTAAATAATGATTGTAGTTACCAATAAGCATTTGCATTTTACTTGCACCACTATTTGCAGTTAACTGAGTAATCGGAACTCTTGCATTATTATATTCACCATCTTGCGTGTAGCTTCTACCAATAACACTACCTGTTTGAAAATACAAACGTAGTGCATCTTCAGGATTGTATGCGTTACCAGTTCCTAAGTCTACTTCATTTAAACCATCAGCATCAATAAACACACCATCTGGAACTACTCTTGAGACTACTTGTTGTATTTTTAGATGACTAATTTGAATTAAATCAGCAAAAGGTATCATTCTTTTTACTAAAGACTCTAATTGCCCTTTGTACATTTTTGGCGCACAAGCAACATAGTTAGGCATAGCATATTGACTTGCTGATTTTGGTCTAACCATATTTTCTCCAAGTTTCCATTGAAGCATAATATTAGTTCCCATTACCATAACACCATCATACCATACATCAATAGTTTTAGTGATTTTTTCAAAGCCACCTTCATCCATCATTTCTTGAGGTGGATTAAATTGATCGTCTTTTTGAACAGTTTTAAAACTACCATCTGCCATGCTTTTCTTTTTATAAACAAAAGTATGCGTGGTCTTGTAATTAAAATACATTAATGTAGCAGTATCCCTATGAAACATACTGTTCTCATAAAATTGTGCAGAATTATAGTAGTCATACCAAGACTGGCTGTATTTAGAAATTTCAGATAAATCTTCGTTTGTCAAAGAAGGATCTATTTTAAGTAATTCTCCAATAGGAACTGTTTTAATTTCGCCCCAATAGAAAGTATCTTTAAAGTAAGGATCTTCAGTATAACTATAAACCACATTTGCTGGATCTACATATTCAACTCGAACACCCTCGCCTGGTAAAAACATGTGTTTTGCCATACCAATACCTAAACAAGTAATATCATAATCTACACGTTTTCTGGTGTCATTATAATGGCTTGCTTGAAATAATGTATCTATAGCTTCTTCAGTTGCAATCTCTATAGAGGGTTTATAATTCATTTGCATGAAAAGCTCTAACTCTGCATCTGTTTCTGGTAAATCGTCTTCTTTAGTTTGAAATACATTAACACCAAAATCAGATTCAATTTGTTGTAGTAAAGGTTTTGCCAACATATCACCCTCTATCATTTCTTGATATTGGTTTCGTTTTTCAGCCGACAATGCGTCTTGCGCAACTGCTTTTATTTTAAAAAGCCTATCATTCATTCCATTAACTACAATGTCAACAAATTTTGGAATAATAGGAACTGGTGTCCAATCTAAATTTAAATAACTTAAATCACCATCAATAGCTAATTCATTTTTATATTTACCAACCGATTGTTCTCCGCGAGCATATAATCTTAAACGATGAAAATCACCTGATTGAGAATAAAACCTACAAGATCCACTGTCTCTCCTAAACCACTCGTATTGTATTGCTTGTCCAACTTGAAGTCCAAATTCCATTGTGTCTTTAACGGAGTCCGAAGCAAATTGGTCTGGAAATGCAGATGCATTTACTTGTATTTTTACGTCTTTCATTATTTAAGTAATTGACTAACTGAATTCTTATTATTATATCTTGCAAAGTTAATGCTTATTTTCGATTTTTCTTTAGCTGGGGTATACAAGTGTTTTTGGTTCGCCATTATAGCTAACCCAGAACTAATTGACGCATCAAACTTTGTTCGATTATTAATATCAAATTTTGCCCAATCTTCTAAAGTTCTTTGAAAATACATTATACCCATTTCATCACTATCTCTATAATTTTCCATTAAATCTAAACCAACATGTTTTTCTATGTATGATTCTATTGCAGAAGCGTGTGATTGTTTTACATCTTCACTTGAATTTGGAATCCCACCTAATTCTTTTTCTGTCTTTGATAATTTATTAAATGTTTTATCAGGTCTATTTATACTAAAACCTCTATAACCTCTATTTTTTAAATGATACAATAAACGAGGTTTATTATTTTCACATAATATTGGCATCCCATAAAAAACACAAGCCATTAATATTTCTTCAAAAAATATTTCAGCTGTTTGAGGCCGAGCTATGTATTCTAAAAAAAACTCATTACTTGGAGCGTTATCCATATTGAATTTGGTCTGCCCATGTAAAGAACCATTAGATCCTTTCCCAACTACAACTCCTGAAATATCATATGAATCACATCCAAACGAACCTACATGTTCATTACCTGGATATTTTCTTCCATTTTTTATTTTTACATTATTTTGTAATGACCTTTCAGGTAACCAAGATACAAAAAATCTTCCTCTTTTATCAGGACTCCAAATTACCCTACTATCTAAGATACCATTCTCCCAAGAAAAAGATCCTTGAGTTATATTTTGTCCCATAATTAAAGAATCATTATAGTCAATTTGCTGATATATTTTAGTTAAATTAAAAAGAGATTGTTTACTCTCATCTCTAAAAGCATGAGATTCAGTTCTTGGGAACTGTCTGTAAAATTCATTTAACGCATCTGGATCATTAGATAAAGAATCCACTTCGTTTTGCCAATAATTAATAGCTCCTTGATTTATCATTTCACCATCTATTCCCTTTATAGGCTTTTCA